AAATAACCCCCATCATATCGGTATCAGCATAATCTATTTTTAGGTCAATTTCACTTTGATAAAACAACGTTTCTCTCACCTTTCAATTTCAAATTTTACAAAAGTCACACAAAAGTCACATTGTGATTTATTCAATCATCTCGTCAAATTTGTCAATTGCATCAATATGCATTTGAGGCAATACGTGACTATATGTTCCTAATGTAGTTTTGATATCACTATGACGTAATCTTTCTTGTACTAATTTAGGACTCACGCCTTCGCTAATTAGGTAAGTTGCATGAGTATGTCTTAGATCATGGAATCTAATTTTAGGCAGTTCGAGTTTTTTAATCAAATTACTGAATAATTTTCTGAAATTAACAGGATTAAGGGGTGTACCATATTTTGTACACACGACTAAATCATTATTTGTATACATTTTTCCACATAATATCTTATCATTTTCGATTACTCTTTTATGATCATTTAACATATCAATCAATTTAGAGGGAATAGCAATTGTAGCTTTAGAAGAAGAAGTTTTAGCTCTTTGGACTAGTTGGTAAGTTGATTCACCAGATGTTAAAACCAGAGTTTGATTTATAGTAATAGTTTTCTTGTCAAAAGAAATATCCTTCCAACGTAATCCTAAAACTTCACCCATACGCATACCAGTCATAACTGTAATAGCCATTCCAATGTAATGTCTTGAAAGTATTCTGTTTGTTTCATGAGCACTCAAGAATTTTTTAACATCCTCCTTACCCCATACGTTAATTTTCTTAGTAACTTTAGGGAGGTATAGATCTTCTAATTCATTGATATCAAACGCTTTTTTCTTTGCTGCCTTATAGAGAACTTCCTTAACATATTTCCAAACTCTTTCAACAGTTGCAGGAGAAATCACATTACCATTCACTGTGACTTTGTTAGATAATCCATTAATATATTCCTGAAGAATATCATGATTAATATTCTTTAATAGTATATCTCCGATATAAGGGTATACATTGTTTCGGAAATTCTGCACAGTATTTGCATAGGTATTATATTGAATGCTAATCTTTTTATTTTCCAACCATGCTGAAGCAAACTCTCGAAAACTAACATTACCTATTGTCTTAGATTTAACATCATTATTTTCTGCATCTAACATTACTTTTTTTAGAGCACGTTTTGCATCAGTGACATTCTTAAAACCTGATCTTCTAATTTGCTTTCTTTTACCTGTTAATTGATCTTTACCTGCGTCGTAAACAAAATAATAAGTGCCTAATTTTTCATTGAGTTTAATTTGAGTCATAACACATCACATCCATAGATAAAATGTGCGGTGATACATTCAATTATAACATAACGTGATTTAGTCACAACTTTTCCTCCTTTTAAAAAAGGACTCAATTAGAGTCCTTTCAACTTGAAAACATATGAGTTCTTCCGTTTATTATTGGTGAATAACCATTCATAGAAGTCCTTTTCGACAGCCATAAAACGATTCCCAAAACGATGTACGGTAAATTCTCCACAGTGCAGTAGCTCATATACTTTATCCCTACCCAAGCCAGTAATCTCCATGATATCTTTTACTGAAAGAAGCTCTTTTTTTCTGTTTGTCATTATATCACCCTTTCTATTGCTAAATTTTATGTGTATTCTTATTTGTCCTAGTACTCTATTTAACTCCGTATCTTTCTATCAATTCATCTAATAATTTATTCACGTAATATGTATACTTAACTTGTTTCTTTCTATTTAATAAATGTACTCCAATCTCACGACAATTATCTAAACTAATACTCGACTTATTTAATTTACTTTTATATTTATGATCTTTTATTTGATTCTCAGCATAATATTTCAGCTTCACAAATTCATTAATATGTACGAAATAAGTTTCATTATCAAAATCTCTAAAATTCATTATGAATCCAGCAATCAATCCATCATATTTTGATGCATCTTCCAATGCTTTAATTTGATGACTTTTTATGATTTTTTCATTAAAAGAGATACTTTTAGATTGAGTAGATTTAAGCTCTATCGGGAACAAATTGGGCTTCTTATAAATGAAGGAGTCAAAGTCGTTCTTAGACACTCTTGCTCCTCTTTTTAGCATCATTTGAGGCACATCTTTAATTCTGTATATGTATATGCCCTGATCAATTGCTGATTGTTTTAGTTGTTCTTCAAATGATTTTCCTGCATTTTTAACCAATCAATCACCCTTTGTGTAATTTATTTATATTTAATTTCTTTCATATGTTACAAAACTATAATCATAATCATTATTTTCATCTGATAGGTGTTTTTCAATGTCAGTTACCTTCCACTCATTCATATTGATATTAGGAAAATATGCGTCAACCTTATCAAACTCATGATCAATAATCGTTACGTATAGTCTATTCGCATACTTAATAGCTTCCTTATAGACTTCTTCGCCGCCTATGATAAATAACTCTTGTTCATTATTGTTTAGTTTATATTCCTTGATTACATCCTCAATGGAATGTCTAATGAACGCTCCAGGAACATGAAACTTTTTGTTCCTGGAAAGTATGATATTATGTCTGTTCGGTAGTAATTTACCAATACTTCTATATGTAGTCGAACCCATTAATACAAAGTGACCTTGTGTTAGATGCTTGAAACGTTTTAAATCTGCTGATTGATGCGAAAGGAGTTTATTCTTATAACCAATTGCTCCGTTTAGATCATGACATACGATTATATTGATACTCAAATTGCCACCTCATATTTAACTTTATCCCCATGTTGATAATCAATTAACTTGAAGTCATCAATTGTAAAGTCATAAAAATTCTTAATTTCTGGATTAATCCAAAGTGTTGGAGCATCATATGTTTTTCGTTTAATTTGCTCATTTAAGTTATCTAAATGCCTTACATAAGCATGACAATCACCTATGTTAAATATATATTCACCTAACTCGTAGCCTATAACTTGGGCAATAATACGTTGGAGAACATTATATTGAAACACGTTAAATGGATTTCCTAACGCCATATCATTTGACCTAGAGCGTACTTCTAGGCTTAGTTTACCTTGTTTAACATACCATTGAGTTTCATAAACACAAGGTGTCAATGACATATAGTCTAGGTCATTTGGATTCCACAACATAGTAATATGTCTTCGTGATGACGGATTATTTATCAACTGATACAATAAATAATCTACTTGATCAATATGTAAGTCTGTTCCACCCATGTTTCTAAATGAATTAGAGTTATTGAACATATTAGGGTCACGTCTAACTTTTTTACCTAACTGATATCCATAAGAATTTCCTATCGTTCCATCTTTTTCTTCCCATTGGTTCCAAATGTTAACTCCCATGTCACGCAAATCTTGAACTTTATTAGATTTCTTTTGCCAAATCCATAGTAATTCTTTAATAGCTGTTTTCCATGCTACTTTTTTAGTTGTAAGAATAGGAACCTCTGAGTTATCAAATCTCATCTTTTGAGAAATAATACTTTTTGTAAAGGCAGGAGCTCCATCTGTTTCCCACTTAGTTCTTACCTTATATTCTTCATCTGAAATACCTTCTGTTAGTATCTTTTTAATAATCTTATTATACTGAATATCATATTGACTCATATAATACCTCCCTCGTACCTGGTTATAAAGGAGGAATTATCCTCCTTTATAACTCTCAAATTTAAGTCTGTTTATTTTCAGGCATATATTTGTTTATTTAGTGTCACTAATTCTGAATGAATTTCAGTTTTATTAGTTAACATATATGATTTAATTCCGACTGAGTAAAATTTATTTAATGGTAAGCTTGAAAAAGTATATGAATTTTTCGAAGAGTTACTCACTGCGATAATTTCTTTTGCAGGATCGCTACCAAATACATGTAGCTTACTTATTGTGTCAGAGTGTAAATAGATTAAATACCCATCAACATTTTGACTTCCAGCATCCCATGTCAGAGTTAAATCAACAGACTTGTTCTCGTTAACCTTCTTAGTCACTGTCAAGTTAGTCGGACTATCCAATTCTGCTGATGAGCTGACTTCGTATATTTCCTTCCACTTTTGTTTCTTTTCTATAAAATCTACATTGTTTTTGTCAACAGTATATAAAACGTCAATTAGTCTTTGAGTATTTTCACTAGAATCTAATTGTCTCTCAATCTCTTTAATTAAGCGTGGTTCAGGTGCAAAGTTTTCTTCCCACAATGGTGGCTTTATAATCTTCCCATCCTCTTCACGATATCTAGGCTTACCGTCATCAAATAATTTACCCATATTAGCTTCTTGTACAATTTTAAATAAATTAAAAGGTTCAACTCCTGCAATCGTAAAGCTACCTTGGTTAAAGTACTCAACATCAATTAAAGCATCCATTTGAGCGACTAATACATCATCAACTGGTTTCTTTTCTGTTCTGATTTTATTAGCAGCTTTGTCTAATCCTTGTTTAAATAGCTCATATATATCTTCAAACTTACTCAAATCTCCACCTACTGTTCCATAAAGAAACTCTACTAATTCTTCACCTGTCCATATAGTGCGATTTAAAGCTGTCGCATCATCAATTGCCGTTGGTTTATCAGCCATTTTATGACCGAACGCCTTATGAAATTCTCTTACCATGTGGTATGTTTGATTATTTTCTTTACTCATATATGTATAATTCCTCCTATTAATCGAAAAAGTTGTCCTCTACTTTATCTAATACGCTTAAATCTTCATCGTAATTATCTCTGTCCTCAGTGATTAAAGTAATAATTCTTTCAATTTCTTTATGAGCATTCTGTCTTCTTTTTAAACTGTTCAAATCGTTTACATGTAACAGAGCATTTTTGATATCTTCTTGAATTTTACTAAGAATGTAAACTACTTCTTCATTGTACGAATCTGATACTTTAGCATGACCAAAAATCAATTCAGCAGCTCGTTCTTTGATTTTCATTAATAATCTCCTCCATTTTTTTTCATCTAATAAAACCCATCTTTTAATGCAATTTACAATCAATATGCAGTATTATTATATTTACGACACACTATATATAGATATTATTAGTTAGATAAGCCATCCCCATAACCTATCTAACCTTATGTTATTTATAAATGAGTTATCATTTCCTCTAATTCTTCTGGTCTGTAACCGATGCTTCTCTGTATCTCGATTCCAGCATTATTTAATAAGATTGTGACAGGTGTTCCTAACACTCCATATTCAGATGCAATCCCGGGTGATTCATGAACATTTACAGAATCATATATAATACCTTTATCCTGTAAATAATTTTCTACAGACTGACATGGTATGCAAGATGGTTGATAGAACTTCACTAATTTCATTTATTCTCTCCTTTAGTTATTAAAAATAAAATCTTCATCTTTTAATTCTTCTACCTTTGTTGCTTTTACATATCCGTTACCTTTAACAGAGAAAAAATCATGATTCTTTGTATCTGTCTTCATCCCATTTTCAACAATTGGATTAATTTGTTCAGATGGATAAATTCCATCAAAGCCAAGGTTCATACAAGCCTTATTAGCGTTGTATCGAACAAAACGATTAACTTCATTTACAAGTCCAATTTCACTATATAGCGATTGAGTGTACTCTAGTTCATTTTCATAGAGAGTATTTAATAATTCCAATCGTTCTCTAGCTGCTTTCTCTTGCTCTTCTGCTGATAATTGATCGTATAACTCTTGTGCAATTAAACCTACATACACCCCGTGGATACTTTCATCTCTGATTATTAGATTGATGATTTCTCCTGAAGCAGTTAATTTTCCTTGTCCTGCCAAGAATAATGGATAGAAAAATCCTGAATAGAATAAGAAAGATTCTAAATATACCGATGCTACTGTCGCCATGTACAAATCATAATTATTCACTTTAGGCTTAAACAGTTTTAAGTAGTAATCAGAAATCAACTTACCCTTATACTGCAACTGAGGGTGGTTATGAACCCAGTTAAATACTCTATCTATCTCTTCTTCTGTTGCAAGTGTTGTGAAAATAGTGGAGTAAGATTTAGCATGGATTTGTTCCATCATACCCATGAAAGATAGTACTCCTTTTCGCTGAAGTCCATTTACATGCATACCTATTAAAGGCATACCCTCGCCACCTTGTTCTGTATCCAACAGTGTTAGACCGCCTAACACCTTTTTATATGTATCTTGCTCTTCTGCTGATAAATCAGACCATGTGTTTTTATCTGCCGACACATTGATTTCTTCCGGCAACCAAAACTGCCTAGTATTCTGCGTATAAAACATTTGAGTATAGTCATCTTCATGTTGATTCCAGTTTACTGCGTATTTTGTCATTAGCTTTCCTCCATTTTTAAACTGCACAAGATGTACATTCTTCAATTGATAGATTTCTAGTTCTTGTATAGTATAGTGATTTCAATTTAATTTCATTTGCAAAGACATAATAGCGTGACATTTCTCTGGTAGATACATCAGAATTAATATATAAAATAGTTGAAATACCTTGGTCTACATGTTCTTGGGCTGCTGCAACTAATTTCATTACCTTAAATTGATCCATATCGAATGCTGATTTATAATACCAAAAGTTCGTTTCATCCATATAAGGCATTGGATAATATGTGGTTGAATTAGCATATGTACGGGATTCAATTCTATCGACAATTGGCATTATTGATGCTGTGGCATTTTGAATGTATCCGATAGATTGTGTAGGAGCAACTGCAAGTCTATATGCGTTATACATTCCATATTTCTTAACCGATGAAGCTAACTCAATCCAATCCTTACAAGTAGGAATATAAATGCCTTCAAATAATTCTTTTACTCTATTAGTTTTAGGTTCAAAACTTGTTTTCTTGTATTTATCAAAATATGTACCTTTAGCGTATTCTGACTTATCAAAATCTTTGAATACCTCACCTTTTTCTTTAGCAATTAACATACTCTTCTCAATAGAATAGAAGTTCATCATCATAAAGAATGTAGATGTAAAGTCTCTTGCTTCTTCAGATTCATAGCTTATTTTATTTTTAGCTAAATATCCATGTAAGTTCATAGCTCCTAATCCAACCGCATGAAGTTCTTCGTTAGCTTTTTGAACAGAAGGTGCATTTTGGATATCTGATAAATCAGAAACAGTTGTCAATGCTTCAATCCCTACATGAACAGAATCTTTAAAAACGTCTCCTGGCTTCATAACATTTGTGATATTCAATGATCCAAGGTTACAGTTGATATCTCTTCGGACAACATCCTCTAATCCATAATCGGTAAATTCGGAGGTTTCTTGTAACTGGAAAATTTCTGTACAAAGGTTTGACATTTTAACTTGCCCAATATCTTTTAATGAGTGAACATTGTTAGCGTTAGATTTGTTCATGAAATATGGATAACCTGACTCTAACTGAATTTGAGCAATTTTTGTTAACATTTCTCTAGCTGTCATAACCACACGTTTTTTAACATTTGGATTAGAAACTAGTTCCTCGTACATATCATCCATTCTCATATCGTCCATGTGAATTCCATACTCTTTGAATACACTATATGGGGCAAATACATATAAATCTTTATTCTCTTTAGCTAATTGAAAAAATTTATTTTCAACAATAAGACCAATTGATAATGTTTGTATTCTCGACTTTTCATCAGCATTGATTTTCTTAGTATCAAGGAACTCTACAACATCCCAGTGGAATAGGTTTAAGTATGCAGCCCCTGCGCCTTTTCGCTGCCCCAATTGGTTTGCATACGCAAAAGTATCCTCTAGTAGTTTCATTACCGGAACAATACCAGATGCAGCATTATCAATTCCTTTTATTTGCTCATTTCTAGCTCTTAATTTTGAAAGATTTAACGCGACTCCACCGCCGATTTTAGATAGTTGACCTGAAGTATTTATATTTTGGAAAATTGAGTTCAAGGAATCGTCCATTTCTAATAAGAAACATGAAACCATTTCTCCTCTACGACTCTTACCTGCGTTTAAGAATGTCGGAGTGGCTGGTTGATATCGTTGTTCAATCATTGCAATTGCTGTTCTTTTAGCTTTGTTGAAATTACCTTGACCTAAAAATAAAGAAGATATTACAATTCGATCTTCATAAGTTTCTAAGTAATTCTTTTTATCATTTGTCTTCAAAGCATAATCTTTATAAAATTTCGATATAGCCATATAAGATTGAAACTCAAATTTGTAGTTATAAACGGTCTTTGTAATATTTTCTATTTCAGACAATGTGTATTGTTTCAGAACTTCTGGATAATAGAAATCATTATCAACCATATAATTAATTCTTTCTTCAGTCGTGTTAAAGTGAATCAACTTTGACTTGACTTCAGATTCTAAAAACTCTTTAACCGCTTCCTTGTCTTTTTCCAATCTATAGAAACCTCTATCATTAAGTTGTGTTACTTCATTATTTAACTCGTAATGTCTCATGTAAAATATCATCCATCCTCTCTATAACTATCCTAACGTCCTCTTCACTACCGCTCATTTCGAACTTATGTAAAATAGGAACTTCGTACATATTGGATATTTGATCTGCACTACTAGCAAAGTACTGTCCCCAATTCCTATTCCCGCTAGAAATAACTCCTTTGAGAAAATCGTGATTGGATTGTAGGAAGTCTAATGTTGTTCTTGGAACTTGAGCTATTCCAGTTGTATAAGTTATTAATATATATGATTCTTGTACTTTAAGCACTTGGTTGATTTTCAATAGTTTGTTATCTGGCAATTTTAATTTATTTACAAATCTTTGCACATTGCCTGTCTTAGAATCATAAACAACTAACATTTATTCATGCCCTCTTCAACAATCTTCTTTGTACCTGTTATGTATATTTCATCTTCTTCCTGCTCAATCCAGTTTTCCATATTTGCATAAGCATTCGCCATAGCATTCTTATCTATTTTCTTCTTTTTGATTTCTACTTCTATGTAATCATTAATGTTGCTATCTGGTATGGTATGCTGTTTTCCATCTAATCCAGTAAATATATAATCTCCCTTACTATAGTAAACTTCATGATCGAATTGGAGTATACTTCCTGGTTCTGTTGCTACCGTGACTGTTCCGACATTAGGCTTAAAAGCAACTAATTTAGACAACCGCTATTCTCCTTTTTGTAATTTATTTTTATTTATTTGTACATTTCTAATAACTCTTCGATAGTAACAGTCTTGAAGTCTTCCCCTCTACTTTGATCGTCAACATCGAACATTTTCTCGTCAATAGTTGAAATATTCATTAGATCACCTCCTTAAAATTAAATATTTACATTATGTATAATCTTACTTAATCTGTAATGATGATTTATTATTTGCAATTTTAACTCCTAACTCTTCAAATAACACCTCATCATCCAGTTTTTCCACTTGTTCTTTTAGGTACTTTAATAAGTCAGATTTTCTAATTTCACGTTCCTTTGGTTTATCCCACTTCGTCGGAACTCTATCAATATTTAATATTTCCAGTACAGGTGGATTCTTTTTAAATCCCACATTTCCAATGGAAGTCTTAATTTTCTTCTTGTTCTTATAGTCGTAACCGAGTCCATTCAATATTTCAACTAGATAGTTTTTAAGGTTCTCAGCTTTTTTCTTTGTTGTTTTCTCTAATTTATCTAATCGCTGCTTTTCAGCTTTATACATTTCAGCATCTGATTCAATGTTTTTAATAAACTTTACGATGTTATCTACCTTTTGAGTCAAATCCACATCTACTAGGCTATCAAGATATGATTTTACCGCATCGTAAGTAGCATCATTTTCATCCATTTGGTCTAATAATTCTTCTAATTGTGCAATATTTGAAGCGATTTCGTATAGTTTTGTCACTTGTTATCCTCCATTTTTAATTTATTTTTAATAAAAGGTGAGTTTTATCTTGGCAATATTTCTGATAGTATATCTATCAATTCTACCTCTTTTATATCATTACCATCTGAATCCCTAATTTCCAATGAATGATTGATATCTAATGTATTTCCATACGTAACAAATATCTCTCTCCCATTGCCAACATCCCACATTAATCCTAGAATATCATCACCATTTTTTACAGCGTATTTAAAATTTGCCATTAGTTCACCTCCCACAATTGAGAATTTTTATTATTCTTCTGAATATAAATGCCAAGCTATTGCTTCCTCTTCCTCCAAAGATTCTCTAAAATAACTTTCAACATTTTCATTTTCACTAATCGCTATGTATAAATCGCCAGTGTGGTTGTTCATTTTTACAGTTTCAATCTCATTTGTATAATCAGATTCACCTTTCCACTTAACATAAATATATTCATTGGTACCGTCTTGGTAATAAATGTCGATTGCAACAATATCTTTATGTTGCAAAAGTCTTTCAAAAGGAGTAACTTCTCCATCGTGCCATGTACAAGTAAATGAGGAATGGTTATTAGCTTTTGATGAAAGTTGAAGATATACTTCTTCTGATGTTAGATATTCTGATACGCTATTCGTGGTGCTTCTCGAAACAGACCTTTTAATATCGATAACATTGAAGCTTCCTATATCCTCTCTGTTAAATTCCAACGCTTCGCAATTTTCCAAGGATAATCCTATTGATTTGATTTCTCTCATATATAGCACTCCCCTCTTTTTTGAAATAAAAGTATAATTTTGTAGTGATTAATCTTGAAAATATCTTACAACATCCTCTTTGATGGAATTTAATTTATTTATAGTATCGTTTACTTCATCTACCCAATCCATTAATTGTTCATTATTAACCTCGATTCCTTCATTTTGAATTAATGAGGCTAAGCGTCTGCTTACAGTTAATCCGATTGTTTGAAAATCATTAAACATTTCTTCCATTCCACGTTTTTCTCTAGACAAATTATTATCTCCATTCGTTTTATGATTGTAATTTATTAATATTTAAAATCCTTTAATCAATTTCCCTTTCGTTAGAAATGCTCCAACTCCAGCTAATATTGATGTCATCCATAATGAATAAGTATCTAAATTCCAATCCCAGTTACTTTCTTCTTCATAATATGTATGTGATTCATCTTTTTCAATCTCACTAACGTTATTCATTTCATTAAGTTGTTCTTGCTGCTTTTTAAAAACTGTAGCGTAACGTTCATCAATTCTACTCAGCTTATTTTCTAAGTTGTGATGTTTAACATAAAGATCATTCATCTCTTTGTTTATTTCCACTAACCTCATAGACATATCTACTAGTGTGATTAAAAATGCGACTATTGTAAGGATTATGAGGAATTTTAATGCCTTATTCCCCTTTTTCCTTTTCATCTTCTACTCTCCCATACTAAGATTATACTTATCTATTATTCCCTGCTTATCATAATCATCAATATTTATCTGTCTTAATTCTTCCATTAAACCATCTGAACAGTTGTTATGTGATGTGATATATAGTTTTTCTTTCTTTTTCTTATCCCATGAAATTTCAATTGTGCTTGTTTTACCTTCCATAATGCCTTCACAGATTGGACAGTTCATTTTAATTCATCCTTACTCTTAACAAAATAGGGTTCTAATTTAGTTCTAATGTGATTCTTTAATGCCGCTCTCCAATATCGATTGTATCCCTCTTTATAACCACCATTCACTTTAACTGAAAAATCATATTGAACAAAAATTCCGTCATCGTCTGGAATCGGATCGTATATTTTCACTCCGTTATCCTTCAGAAATTTGCTAATGTTAATTCTTTCATTGATGATCAGTTTTCTTATGTATTCCAAATGTTTAGCATATCCAATTTTATTTTCCTTTTGTGACTTAACTATTCTGTTTTCTAAGTAGTTAATTGTTAAATCGATAATAATCTTTTCATGAATTGCATTTTCTAAATCTTCACTGATATTAGCTTTCAATATAATCACCCGAAGGTATTATACCACAACTACCAGATTTTCTTCCAAAGCATCCTTCTTGTTCAGTATGTCTTCACGTTTCTGTTCTAACTTCTCAATCATCTTATCTAATCTTTCTAACTCAATGTTTAACGATAAAAGTTCTGTCATGTAGATTAACCTCCACTTCGTATCCAATTTGTGTAAGCCAAGCAATATCATCACGGTTGAATAAGTCATCGTCTCTACTTCCTGATGCCATTAAACTCATGATAGTCATAAAGATGATGAGTACAATACCTGAAACCAACCAGATCATTCCCTCACCTTCTTTCTTGTCAGAGAGTTACTTTTTAGCAACTCTCTATCACTTAACTTGTATTTATATTGTAATTTATTTATATTTAAAAGTAAATAGTTTTAGTTAATTTATTTATATTTAATTTCAAAATTTATCAATTGGTTCGTATGTATTTTCTTCGTCCGGTAATAAATTTTTAGCCAATCTCATCTGATCTAGAAACTTATTGTACAATACCTCATATTTACGGTATTCTTCCTCAGTAATATTTTCATTTCCTTCTAATTCGCCTAATAATGCACCAACGTAGATTTCAGCATGTTCGATATGGAAGTCAATCATATCTTTATTCATATGTATTATTTCCCCTTTAATAAATCAAATTTTTGGTTATATAAATCTCTCACTATATGTAATTCGTTAGGATTATGTAATAAGTTTATGTCAATAAGTAAGTCACGCAGCGATTGTTCGAATTCGTTATTAAATTCGTATACATGTGTTATTTGACTCTCAACAAGCCATTGAATAAGGTATTTTTCAAATTGTACTCTATATTCAATTATTCCTTCTTCACCAACTCTTTCACGTTGATTAACAATTATTCCTTTACGATTAAGTGTGTTAGCAAATACTTCATCACCTACTACAAAACTCATTACCTTCCCTTCTTTCAATTATTAGATTTTCCACCATTTACGATGTGTTTGATACTGGATTGGCATTTTTCTTTCATATTTATACCATGTGTGTAGATTATCTAAAGCGAATAGTAAATATGAATATGTTAGAAAACCTAGTAGCATCAGGAATGTTGACATTTGATCACTCCTTTTATGTAATTTATTTATATAAAAATGTAGATTTATTTTATAACAATACTTTCTAGCTTTTGTCTCAAATGCACGATTTTACTAATCTTTGTGCTTACTATATTATTATAGAAATCTAAATCATCTTTAAATCTTTGTTTGTCGACTATCTTTAGTGTTACGGGGTCGTAAACTTGCTTATCATCATCTTTTATTTCTTCATAGAGTTTTTGTGAAGCCATCTGAAGCTCTTTGTCACATATCAATCCATTTTCCGCCACCCGTAAGTCAATAGATAAATTAAGCAGAGTGTAAGGATAGTCTTCATTATTAAATATTATACTTTTCATCATTTCTTCTTTTCTGACTCTTTCAAAGAATAATCTTTCATATTGTTGATCAGTTACTTTTTTATTTCCTCTATCTATATCACGAAGTTGGGAGTCAATTTCCCAATATGTCCTGTGTAACTGTAAAGCATTCAATAATAAGTCTCCTCTCTCACTTTAAGACAGAATAAAAACCAACTTTTATAATAATTTCTTCAAGTGTTCTAAATCATCAATGATATTTTCCCAAGACTCATACGTTTCTGATTGTATAAGTTTAATGATTCCATTTATAGCTAATTCTGTTTTATTTTCTGTTAGAATAGAATCTTTTAATGGTTCGTATGTTTTATGAAAAATACTCGGCTTACACGGATACCTTTCACCCTCTACTCCTGTAATAATATAGTCACCCTCATCAATGATCATATCCCCTTCTAAAGTTGAGATATATGGTTTATAAGTCATTCCTCTTATGTTTGGAGCAATTGGTGCTAATTTAAATCCATCTTCCGTTCCTTCTTTATATATTTCAGCCTCAACTACAACGGGTTTCTTACGGTATTTTGCCATTAACTATTTTCTCCTTTCAAAACTTCTATTGCTTTTCTTAATTGAATTGCAAATTCTTCTTCTCCAAAACCTTCCCCTTCACACTCTTCTAGCATTTCTTCTAATTCTTCTATTACTAAAATCATATCTACGGCTCCCCCTTTTCTCTTAAAATCTGTAATTCAACAAAATTATTTTGTTATGTTTAAAAATATTGAAATAGCTAATACAATTGCTACTATGTCGTCTATTAATCTAGGGGTAACTTCTTTGTAAATCTTTAATTCAGCAAATGTCCATACTCCTGCTATAACGATGTAAAGTAAGAATATCCCTAATAAGTTAAAAATAAAGTTAATCATCCTTCCTCCTCAACTAATCATGTAATTTTTAATCTCTTTCTCACGTTTATTTCTTATGTATTTGATTTCATCTGTTGCTGGATACAAGCCATCTTTGTTCTGTATCTGCTGTCTCAATTTATGTACACTTATTAAGTTTAATTTAATTTTATTTAAATCATCCAATGTTACAGCTCCAAGTAACTTAGCAGCTTGGATATACAGCTTATTGTCACTGTTCCTTGTTTCTGGATAGTGTTCTAACACATATAATACTAGTTGTTTTGTAGTCTTAAATTCTTGTAAAACATTCATCTTGTCACCTCAATTATCAAATATTCTTTTTATCTAAATTTGTTTATTTAACCAACCTAGCAAACTTACAAACTCATTCACAACATCATTATGTTCTTGATCTTCTCTAATTTGATAAATAATGTCTGTTAAAGACAAATTATCAGTTACATAATATTGATTGAGCAGTTCTTCTAACTTTGTCATCGGCATAGCTCCTTTTAATTTATATATTAGGAGAGACCAGGAACATCTCTCCTAACCTTTGTATGTGATCAACTATAGTTGGTTCATTTTAAAGTAAGTTTTTATCTTTGAAATACTCGTCAATTTCCTTATTACCGGTGAGATTTAAAACGTAATCAGCTCTTATCCCTCTGTAACTCAATTCGCTTTTTGGCACTTCAATGTCAATAGCAAGATTTTTCGTTTCCAGTACGGACTTACATCTTACTGAATTCATTTTTAAATCTTCAATAATTAACTTATTATTTAACATAAATTTAAACATTTCATGAAGAGTAGCTATTTGATGATCATTATTCACAAATACGATCAATCTTCTATGTTCGTCTACTTTATACACAGGTTCTAATCTCATTCCTTGTAATATTCGTTGTATTGTTTCTAGGATGTCTCGTTTTGTTTTAATGTGATCACTTGGTGTTTTACTGTATTGCCACTGTAATTCAAACATGGCTTTCACATTAAATTCTTGTTCATATGGTACTTTAAACCTTTCTTTCCAGCTCTCGTATTCTCTCTCAATAAACTGCTCTCTTGTTAACTCGCTCATTAAAAATCCTCCTTGACGATAAGGTCGTCACCCTATGTTTAATTTATTTAAAGAATATGTATTCAAATCCAGGAACTCTTTCTATATCCCAATATTTATTCTTATATACTAAAACTAAATCTTTAACATCTTCCTGCATTTCTTCTTTTTCTTGTTCATTTTGATCAACTACGTTATATATAAGTTTAAAGTCACAAGTGAAACCTTTCTTAATATCATCGATATTCTCAACAAATTTAACTATTACTCTATCTTCAGTTTCTTCATAAGATTGAACCGAAGTAATTTTATGTATTTCTTCACCGTCTTTAAGTACGACTATATCTGGAACAAAATCGCAAGCAAATTTCATTTTCTCACCTCCCTTCAATTTATTTCTTACTAGCCATTAATAGACTCTCTGCAAATTTCCACGCTTTTGCTAGTCCCATTAATTCTTCCGTATTATTGTCTAATGCTTTGTACAACTTTTTTCTTTCCTCTTCTAACTTCAACTGTTTTCGATTAAACATTTCTAAAATATATAAATTAGTACCGTTAGAAATAATTAACATCCCCTTTTCGTAATTTATTTTTATTATAAAATTCATATTTTTTCGTAATTATACATACCAAAAGAGTTACTTTATTCTAAACAATTTCTTATAGTCTATCTTCTCTAGTGGTTTCAATATTAAATTCATAAAAATCATGATTATTGGAAACACCATATTGATATAAGGAATAACCATGTATATGTACGCTAATATGTGTGGATTATGTTTTGAGTCTTCTCCTTGTAACTTATACATTAATGTAAACAACCAATAGCTCATTATTATCGACACTAAATATATTGAAAATCCAATAACTATAATGTTCAATTCCCCACCTTCTTCTTTGCAACTAATTCTCTTATACTAACAAATACCAAAACTAAAATTATGTATAGTCCTACTGTCCATATAATCATTGATATGTATTTCCATACCGACTTTAAAAATTCATTCTGTAAGATAACAACTTGTATTGTGAATCCATTTGTCAAAACCGCAGCAACTATCATTATCAATTCTTGATACCATTTTAAACTTAAACTTTTATATAGTTTAATTATCAAGAATCCACCTCCTTTCTTTCTAGTAATTTAATTATATTAGTTCGTCATATTGACTCCAATTAATCCGTAACCAACAATATCTTTCCACGGAGATTCAGAATCTCCTTTTCCAGATGGATTGTTGAAGATTCTATTCTGTTTATCCATCACCCTTACAGTTAACAACATCTGTCTAATGAGTTCCTGTGGTATTGTGTATGTACTGTCTTCATTCTTATACCTATCCATTAACACAAGCATCATTTCATATGTAGCATCTACTGAAGATCCATACTGCTTATTCTTTTCATCTGTAAACTTGCCTAATTCTATGGCAATTGTCTCAAATTTACCTAGTTGTTTATCCATATGTATATCTCCCAATCTATCAAGTTCAGTTTCTTTCACTCTTATTTTAGAGCCGGCTTTATCCTCTACTATGTAATCAAATGAACCGTTAGTTAATTTCTCATTTATGTATACTTCTTTCCCAACAGCATATGGTAAATACTTTTTGACTTTTTCATTGACTATACATTTGTCACCAATATCATAAAGCCAAATTCTCATTTTAGCCTTTCCCCTCCCTAATTATAGTTAATGAGGCTTTCTGTCTTCCAAAGTTGATTGCTTCTTGCTGACTCGCAACTAAATAATCAACTTTGTAATTATTTATTGCTCCACCAGTATCAAGTGATATAGCTTTAATTATTTTTCCATTCTCAAGTTTGATTTCAACAATTGAATATAAAGGAATTACTGAAGGATCAGTTGCTATAACTCTCATTCCTTGGTAATAAACTGTATTTGAAATATCGTATCCCGTTCTGGTAATTCCAGTACAGCCTTCTGTGCAGTATGCTTGATAGGCTGTAATTTCAATGTTCAGTTTCCTGGGACTTTCATTCCTTTTCTTCGCTTTCTCTAACTCTTGCTCAAGTTTATCAATTTGATTATCTTGCTTTTTGATTTTACCTTTAACTTCATCCAACTTAACTGTTAGTTTTTCATTATCAGTTATCTTGTTTTTTAAATCATCCTGCAGTTTAATTATATTATTACCTAGATAAGATAACTGTTCATCTTTTTCTCTATTCTCTTGCTGTGATTTCACTATGCCATTTTTCAATTCATCGGTGTCTCTTATGTATGTATATGTCATGTAACCATTTGATGCAGCTAAAACTGTGATCAATCCTGTTGTGATTAGTTTTTTCTTCATAAGTATACCTTTCGTGGATAGAAAGGTTTCATCACCATCCTTTTAAACTTACAAACTATTAATTTATTTATATTTTAACATGCAATTCTTTAAATTGGAAGTAATTTATGTAATTTATTTATATTTGTATACTTTGTGAAAAATAATGATTTTCAACCTTGATATATCAACGTTTACAGAAGTATTTCACAAACTTTCCTCATTTTTTCACTATAAAATTTAAGTTTTATCAGATTAAGCTGCAGGTAATTCACATTCTTGCTCTTTCTTATCAGCCCAAGTGGATTCAGTGATTTCTAAATCAACTACTACAGGTACTTTCATCCAATCAACATCTTCCATGATTTGTTTAATATAAGGGAATATCCATTCTTCCCCATCGTAAACCAAAAACTGCAACTCATCATGAATATTTGCTAGAAACTTTGTTTTGCAGTTATTCTTTTTTAGAAATTCTCCTATTTTAACAACATAATCTTTAAGACAATCAGCACACGATCCTTGCACTAAATAGTTACCTACCTTATAAGCTTTATCTGTATTGCTTAGAAAGTATACCCTACCATACATATTTGTTGCGTAACTATTTTTTTGTACTTTATTACTAACTTGTCTTTGGTAGTATGAAACTTCTGGGAATGTACTAGACCAACCTGAAACCAAGGCGTTAGCAATCTCCATTGAAACCTCTAATGCTTCGGAAGCTTTTTTTGCTCCTCCTCCATAGTTTCTCATGAAGTTAAACATCTTTCCAATATATCTCCAAAACTTTTTAAATGATTTTTCATCTACTGGCGCTTCTTTACTATGAGAATAATGTTTATACTTGTTGTCGCATGTATATTTTAGTGCCATTAATGTATTATGCGATGTTTCACTATGTACATCTGTAGGAGTCCAATGTTCGCCATTTTCTAGCAACCATACAGAATCTCCTTCTGGTGTCTTTTCTGACCATCTCATTCTAGATTTTTTATCTTCAAATGAATATTCTTCTCCAGTTAAATAGTGTTTGCATTTAAAAGGCATGTACGCTCTACAAAGATTCAAATCAGGTCTTCCCAATAAAACTGTATAATTCGCTTGAGCTCTTAACTCAATTTGCGACAAGTCAAAGTATGCAATTTTGTTATAACCATTGCCTTCGACTATAAACGCTCTTCTTGGTGAGAATATTTCTAAGCTAATAGGTGCGCTACCTTCCCCGTTTTCCTTTTCATATTTTTCCCCTTCTTCAGTTAGAATTCTTTCTTTAGGAAATTGCTGTGCGTCAGATCCTAATCTTCCTGAAACAGTGTTGAATTGTCCGTACTGAGTATAGAACTTCCCATCATATTCTGCCACTTCTATAATTCTAGAAATATATGTTGACTGCCACTTTTCCATTCTTCTTAGCCTAGTTATTAATTGAGATACACGATTATCTTTATGTTTCTTGAGAAATGATTTATCTGTAGAAGTAGGTCTTTCACCTAGTAATTTTTCAAAATAATCGCCAATAACCTTTTCTTGGGACACTGTGAAGTAATCCCCTACAATACCCCAAAGTTCCTCGTAGAGCTTTTGTATTTCATCATCGCATTTTTGAAAGCATTCTAGAAGATACTTCATATTTACTTTCATGCCTGTTCGTTCCATTTTAAGCAGTTCTATAATTAGCTTATTTTCTCTTTCAAACAGTTCTTTTTGTTTTCTCTGAAGTACAGTAGGAAAGAACATTTCAACAACTTCTAAAGTATAAATACCGTCCCCATGAACATATTCAGTCATAACGGTTCTAGCTACTTCAGAATAATCAGCAAAGGGGTTTTCTTCCAACCACTTAAAATATAATTCCTCGATTTCTTTGGGAACTTTTAACCACCGTTGCTTTCTTTCTTTGGTAAACATATCCATGTCATTTCTCTTTTTAACTTTATACGCCTCTTTTATTTTACCTATGCCCCAACCAATATCTTTATAAGGTTTAAGTAATTCCTTCAGAAGAACTCTTTTCTTATCGTTAATTTTTCTCAGTTCTTTTTTAACCTCTTTTTCGAACTCAGCAGCTCTTGGATCAATGTATTTTTCAGCAACTTTTTTTAAACCTAGAAAATCTCCTCCGTCACGTGCAGAAACTGCATCAAATGAAAGTCTGCATATTCCCATTGTATCTGCTATGTTAGTCATGTTGTAGACAACATCTTCTCTTACCCCACCATTTAAAACCATATGCAGATCATATTTAACGTTATGCCCTACTAACATCTGAACCTCGCTCATTAATTTAATTACTTTTATTAATAACTCTAAGTTATGTTCAAAAGCAAAAACTCTTCCTTTAAATTCGTCCGTCCGTTTATCTCTTGGTAACATCCATCCTACTACCCACATAAAAGGTTTGTCTTTCTTAATATGTAATCCAGTGGTCTCTGAGTCAAAAACAGATAGTTTTGGAATATCCTTTTTAAAATAACTTTCAATTTCTTCAAAATCATCTATCCAATATTTCTTATATTTCCTAGTGACTTCCGTTTCAAGTTTAGGGGTCATTAGCATTCACATCACCGTCTCTCTAAAAATACAATAATTCAGTTATCTCATAATCTTTAATTTCTATTTGCGGTTTAGATTTACCGTCCCATTCGTTAATTTGGCATTTACCCACTATATCTAAATAAGCTGTTTCACCTTCATTAAAATCTTTTATGTAATCCTCTTCTTTAAAATAAGGCTTAATAAAATCTATACCTGACTGATAAAACTTAAGCAATTTTCTCTTATTTCCGTTTAGGTAAACTTCGGACACTTGTACTGGAATATCTTTAAAACCAATTAAAGGTTCTTTAATATTCGATCCCCATTCATCCTTATATTCAGCAATACTTAATATAAAATTTTTATCTATATCATCATTACTTAAAATAAAGTCAACTTCTACTTCTTCTAAATTACTTTTAGTTTCTGGAAAACTATTAATAATGTATTCTTTTAAACTGTGAAGATTCTCTTCTATAATTTCAACTCCAAATGCATTGTTGTGACCTTCACAAAAGACAAATAACCCTGTAGATGTAAGAAATTCCTTAAAATCATTTACTCCTGATTTTTCATAACCTCTTGCAGATCCAGATAATACTCCTTTTTTCCTTTTTCTTAATAAAACTACAGGTCGCTTATAGCGATCTACCAGTTGATTTGCTACCAAGCCTGTAAGATTCTTATCTAAAATATCTGTTACATCTAATATAATTACTTTCTCTTTTAAATTAGCATCTATCTCACTAAGTAATATTTCCACGCCTACTTGCTTTGCTTTGTTTTGTCTGTTTCTTAAATTAGATAAGTTTCTTGCAACCGATTGATGCAGTGGCTCATAGCTTTTACCTCGTTTGTAATATACCTGCTCATCAACACCTAGTAAGGATCTCATCATGTCTTCTTTATCTTTTTTCGTCCCTGCCCTTATCCCAGCATTAATTAACGGTACAATATAAAAGCTTGCCCCAATAATGTTTACATTACCTTTTAAAGAATACTCCTGTTTTTCCACTAATGCTCTAATTAACGGATTTTTAATTTGTTTCAATCCTTCTTTAACATAATATCTAGTTTCTAATTCCCTTAAATCCATGATATCGCCAATGTTTCCGAAGGCGACTAAATCTAAATAATCATCTGCATATGCATGATTTAGTTTAGAATCCAACGCTTGGCAAAATTTATATACAATTCCCGCTCCCGATAAGTTCTTATTTGGATAATTAGGAGACAATTGGTTGTTTACTACTATAGCGTAGTCAGATTGTTTGGTTGCTTCATGATGATCTAATACAATAACATCCATACCTTTTTCTTTAAGACATTTGTGTTCATCATACTGGTTCGAACCAGCATCTGGTATTATTACTAAGCTAGTAGTATCGGGTATTTTTTCTACCATAACACCATGTTCTTTCCCATCTTGTAATCTCCAATTTATTTTTATTTTAGGAAATGTTCTTGTTAGATAGCTTATTAGAATTGCTGACGAATTGAAACCGTCAATGTCGGAATCCACTTGAATAAATATCTCACTCTCGTGTTCAACGTGCTTTAGTAAGCAACTTACAGCACAATCTATATTTATCAGATTAGAAAAGTGTATTTCGCTACTTTCATCGCAAGTTAATAACGAGAAGCTATCTTTTACACCTCTGTTAATAAAGATTGTTTCTATGGGATTCTCTAAATCATTATCGCCTAATAATTTAAACTGCATTATTTTTCTCCTTAATTTATTTTGTATTGATTATTGTTGTATAATGTCTCCCATACGATTTCCCCTCTATCTGTTGGAGAATCCTTATCCTGGAGCAAATTGTCAACATCATAAATAGAATACCTAAGTCTTCCTTTTAACTTATTGGCTTCTTCGTATATAAATTTAGTATCTTTATCCTTATCCCAGATAAAGACATACTTGATATCAAATCCTAATTCTTTTAATAATAATATCTGTCCTTCGGTAAGGATATCCCCTTCAATGCTAATAGCGTTTTTATACCCCCACTGATCTAAGTACATCACAGTCTTTGCACCCTCTACAATAAGTACCTCTTTTTTTTCTTTTATGTACGGCAGTGCTCTATGTAAATTAAAAAATTCAATTGATTTGTTACAAGGAACTACATAAAGATACTTATACTTTTCTTCGATTTCCTTGATTTTTCCGCAATATCTACCCTTGTAACCAATCAATTCACCAAGCTTGTTATGTATAGGGAATACAATTCTTTCGCTTTGGACGTCTATACTTACCTCAAATTTTCTTTGAGTAACAGTAGATAATCCCTCATCAAACCATTTCTTATAAGGGACTACTCCAAAACGTTCACGGTAATCATTTGAAATAATCTTATTAATCTCTATTTCCTTAATTGGATTTCGTTTTACTTTTTTCAACCAAGAATTGTAATTTACTTTTTCTTCTCGCTTATCTGCTGTTACCTTATAGAACTCATCTATGTATTCGAAATAACCTAACGCATTACAAATCCAATATTTACTCTTACCAAGTAGGGATTTTCTTTTCTCTTCCGTATCCCCGTCATATTTTATATAGGAAACTATATCGAATATACTCCCCGTAATCCCCTTACTCCTAATAGCAGCATCTAAACTAGGTTTATTTTTAATTTGAACTGATCTAGGGTTATCTCCATCAGGTAATCCCGCAACTATTAACTTACCTCCCTGTTCTTCTTCGATTCCCCAACAATCTAACTTTATAAGTAACTGTTCAATTTGTTCTTCATTATGTATACGTTCTTTAATTTCTTGAAAATCAGACATAGCTATTCCCCTTTAGTATGCACCACCTATTCTTGGCACTTTAACAAATGCTACTTCTTCAAATGCATTAATACTATAATTCGCTTCATATATAATCTGCTCTTCTTCAGACCCAAAACGGTTTTTACTTAAGAATAATACTAGGTAAGTTTTCTTGGGATCAAGTGTATAAGGTACTTCTATCCACTCTCCTGTTATCTCGTCCTTCTCCCAATTATAAGGTTCAAGCGCAAACTTTTTCCCTGGGTATTCGTCATCAAATAGTAATCTCCCCATCATTACTACAGCTGCAACTTCATTTATTTCCATACTCTTTCCTGTAGCTTCTAAGTCTAAGAATCTTGTCTCTTTCCCCAGTTTTAGCTGAACAGTTGCTAAAGTACCAACATTATAGTTATCTTCCTTTATTAAATCATGCAATTCTTGCGCAGAATTAGAAAAAGCTTCCCATCTCGCCATATCTTTAGACGACCTATCAGGTTTGAATGTATCAATAATTAATTTTGAGTAACCTTTAGGGCGATATAATTCTACTCTACTTAAAATATCTTCCACTCGGTATTTTTTTAATTCCAGTGTTTTTATTAACCCTTTACCGTGTTTATTAGCCCAATCTCTTGCAGCATACAACTTATTGAGCACCTCTTGTGAGAAGTTTCCTTCATACATCTTTTCACGATTAATTGGTTTTTTAAGGATTTTTGATGAAATTGTCGCTAGTAGTAACTGCCTCCACTTCTTCACACTTTCTTCATTTATTGCTAAAATGGCTTTTTCTTGATTTTCAAACAATCCAAGTATAAACTTTTCCATCGCAATAGAACTTTTACCTACTCCTGAAGATAAAACTAAGTAATATAGCGACCCATCTTTCCATCCCTTAATTTTTCTGTTTAATCTTGGGGCATCATGTAACGGAGAACCCATTGCTTCACCGGAATTTAAATCTTCAATAGTAGCATCTAAGTCGTCAACTAAGTCGTGTTCTATAACATCTCCTGAATTCACGTGAGCAAATGCTTCTTTATGTTTAAACTGAAAGAAAGTTTGTAGTTGTTTCAGGTTCATTTGTGTTAATTTATTTATTAATTCTTTATTTGAAATGTCAAGTAAAGACTCATCTTGATATTTTCTTAAGGTTTCATACTTTTGAACTTCATTTACATGGTACTCATCATTATTTACTTGTTCTTTCTTACACTCATTCATAATCTCTTCAATTGTTTGATAAGCACCGAAGTTGTTATATGCGTCAATATAACTTTTTTTACCGTTTTCTTTAGGTCTAGATACAATAAATGAATACACTGTCTTATCATCAAATTCTCTAATGCCACTTTCAAACATCTGTAATCCCACAGTGTAGTAAAAATACCATACAGGTTCAGTGAAAGTTGAACTACTAATATTATGAGTTCTGTACTTTTGATAAAGGCTTGGATTAGCCCAAAGATAGCCCGTAAACAAAGATTCATGTATATAAGAAGGATCAACAAATTCTTTAATGTATTTAGTCATGAAATCCTCCTACAGATAATTAGAAATATCTAATTCATCTTTCTTTTTATTTAGCTTACTTTTAACTTTGATGTCATTTGTTTGATGCAAATCCTTATTATTAGAAACTCTTTCCTTGTGAATTTTCTTTTGATGTTGTACGTTTTTGAGAGTGTTTTGAACTTCTACTAAACTATTAACCATCGTCCCAAAAAAGTAGGTAAAGACGTTCCACTCTGTCTGTAAATCGGTTTTATACACTCGTATATTTTCTAATTTTGATTCAATATGCTGATAAGTTTCTAACATAGCTGTGTAAGGAACACCGCTTTTATATTTTTTAACTTTTTTTGTTCCTACTTTAATAGTTCCGTTTCTTAAATCTTGAATGCGCTCCATCATTCTTCCATCAAGCGCCTCTAAATTATGTAATTTACATAAGTATTCATACAGTTGAGATAGTTCATATGCTTCTTTCTCTTTAAATTCCTGGTCTTTTAGATACAACTCATAGCATTGCCTATGATAATACTTCTTATCTACCTTTTCTTTACCACTCTTAAGATATTTACCGGTTTTTCGTTCAGTAAACACCATAGAATCCTTCTCTGACTCGTTACCACACCATCGACATTTAACTTTTCTCATGTAATCACCTACCTAATTACAATAGGGTAGATCACAACGTACCTACCCTATTTAGTTATTATTTAATTTCGTTTACAATTTCTAAAGCAATTTTTAAATTCTCAATGTTACCCGCTTCTTGCTTATAGTTGTTTACTCCAAACTTTTCCTTGAATTTAGCAGCAGCAAAAGTTTTTTGTTCTCGTGACATACCATTAATAGCTTCTTCAATTTGTGAAAGAACCTCAGTAGGATCATTTTCAAGCTTATCAGTTAATTCTTCTACTTTTTCCTTTCTTACTTTTTCTTCATCTTCTTTAATTTCCTCTACCGACTTAGTAGTCTTTTTAAGTTGTCCTTGTACTGCTTCTTCAAATACTTGTAAGAAGTTTTCTGCACTATACTCCACCTTATCCGGCAGATTCGTGTAACGCCCTCCAGCAATTTCGATGTATTCTGATGGGCGGAAATACATCATAGTACGGGTCTCATGAAAATTAGTTGCTTTTTCTCTCCCTTTTTTATCTTTAATATTATCTTCTAACTCATTACCGTTTTTATCTAATACTGATGTTTCATTATGTAGACAACAGATTAAACTTGCTTGCGACTCGAACACTTTCTTTCCTGTTCCTGCCATCATTAATTGAATAGCGTTATATTTCAAGCCATTATGTAAGGTGGTTTCTTTTTCTTTTGTCCATCCGATATAGAATAATCCATATCCTGCTTTTTTAAGTGTGTCGAATGGCTTCTTCAATTCATCATATAGAGCTGTCCACCCGTTTTCTTTACCATTAGTAGATTCAGAAATATCTTGTAGCGACTCAAACGTCTTACCATATTTTTTATTACGGTCATTTAATACCCATGCCGTACAAGCATCGATAGCTCTGTCTACTGTATCTACTCCGATAAGTTTTACAATGCGCCCTTCTTTTGCTTCCCTTACAAGATCAGGAACTACTTCTTTTTTGAAGAAGTCCCATACCTTCCATAAATCTTTATCTGTACCCTCTTCGTGCAAAGGAACAATATTATCCAATTCCCAAGTCTCATACCCGTCTTCAAAGGCAAGTAGTAAGCTTTCATCTGGAGAATCGTAGTGCAGTTCTGTTACTTCTTTCCAGAGTCTGGTTTTACCAGTTTTATAACCGCCAGCTACTAGTGTAATGATTGACTGTAGCTCCACTTTAGGTACGTTTTTCTTAATTTTCTTTCTGAATCCCATTATTCTAATATCTCCCTTGTAATTTATTTTTATTTTATAATAATTAATTTATATGAATTATATCTTATTAAAACGGTAAGTCGTCATCACTCACTTGTACATCTGCGAATGGATCGTCATCGACAGAAGTTTGGTCACTAATTTCTTCTTCTGTTAAAAGTCCTCTTTTAAACGTTCCGACAATATATCGTAATACTTCTAACCCTTTCTTCGTACCTGAAGATACTTGTTCAAAATCAGATACTTTTTCTTCTACGTCAGCAAATGGGTTATCATCATCAGTCTCTTGTACTTCAACCAATGAGAACTCTGCTCTGTTATTATCGATACCTTCTGCAACAAAGAAGTCTAAGCGATTTAATCTACTAAAGGCTGTAGCTAAAGGAGTTTTTCCTTCTTCCGCCTCTTTATAGTAAACTACTAATTCTACATCTTTCGGAGTAGACTTTTCTTTCCCATAATCTAAATATACTCCATTTATTTTTGTATCGAGAGTATTCTCATCTTGATATGTACTTTTAATCCCTACTTGCATTTCAAATGAGTTAATTTCTTTAAAATCTTCACTTTTGAAATCTCTTACATATGTAATATAATCATAACCACCCGTAGCTTTTGGTACTCTGATTTGACTGTCTACATTATTAGTTATAGTAATTCTTCCATTTTCCACTTTACCATCCGTGTAGGTTTGTTCTGCTCTTTTACCTTCTACTTCATTTTCTACCTTGCAAATATACAATTTCCCACCTTCTGGGTTTAACCAACCTACTCTTAAAACGGCTTTTCCGTCCTTATCTGCCTTACCCATACCTAAGTAATTACCTTCTACTTCCGCATCATAAGCTCTAAAAATATCGTTTTCTTTAAGACCAGTGATTTCTACTTCGCCATTACGTAATGGGAATACCTGATCGATAATACGTTTAACAGTCTTAATTTCTTCCCCATCATTATTTTTAAATTTATCAAATTCGTAATGCCCTTTTACTTCAACCCACATATCTTTTTGAATAACTTTGCCAAAACGCTCTGTTTTATCCCAATCAGTTTCAATTAAGTGGTAAGTTTCATTAGGATAGTTTTCTTTATTGTATCTGTCTACCCAATCAATCTTATGATTCTTTTTATCTACCGAACTATACACATTTGCTACAGATTGCTCCATACCTGCTAATTCTACTTTTAACTCATTCTTAAACGCTGTTTCAATGTTGAATTGCAACACTCTTCTATCCTTATTGGTTTGAGTTTTCGTAGTATCAAAAATTTCTACATCGTACCAACTATCTCCATCTTGTTCCTTACGTCTAACCGGCTTAACTAATCCGACAAAATGGAAACTGTTTGTGAATTCTTTACCGTTATGAACCTTATTTAATTTAATATCACCTTTGTTCTTTCTTGCCATATGTATAATTTCCTCCTTGGTACCCTTCGGTATTTTAATAGATATGTAATTTATTTATATTTATAACGATAAAAGGCTTATTTTAAGTTACTCGTCTTTCAATTTCTCTTTCATTCTTTCTAGAAATTCCTTACCTTTCTTTATTGCTTTATATCTAGTTTCTGCCTCCATCATTCCAACAGGTGCATTAGAATCCTTAACAGTTAATTTTCTTCCATCGGTTGTTTCAACCAGGGTATACCAGGCTGTATGCAAATCCTTAGAATCCTTCGCTAACATAAAGGACATTGTTTTAGCTCCGACCTTACCGGTAAATTCTACTTTATTTGAAATGTTGTTCTCCTCCTTTTATTAGTTTAATATTATGTCTTACAGAGTTGCCGGTGGATCAAGACCACTAACTATCAATCTAACCAACTCCTTTTCTCTACTTTTATATTATAGCAATTTATTTATATTTAAACAATAGTTATTTGCAATTTATTTATATTTAATTTTCCTTAAATCCATTAACTAAACTTGAAAACCATGATCCTACTGATTCAGTATTATTGAATAAATTAACTCCTACAATAATATAAGCTGCAAACATTACAATCATCATTATAAATACAAATATGATAAATCCTATTGATACTTTTTCAATCAAAGTTTTCTTCAATAGTTACCCTCCTTTAAAATCCTCATTTTATAGCGTATTTTTCTAACAAATTACCTTCATTATCAATAACTATTCCGTTCAATTGACCACCAAATACACATCCACCATCAATATTTATGTATTTATTTGCCTCGTCAATCCAAATATCATTACTTTTATCATTATGTATTAATTGTGTAGGAGTGTGACCATAAACTATTGTCTTACCTGTCTCATTTTTATGATTCCACCATCCTCTATTCCAGTAGAATTTATGTGTATCAGTTTTTCTCCAATCACTTAAGTACGGATCAATACCGGCATGAACAAACAATACTTCTCCAAAATCATAATAATCTCTTGTATTTCTGATAAAGTTTATTTCATCTTTACGCTGCTTAATTAGTTCAGCTCTTTCTGCATAACTCTTGAACATTAAATGTTCATCATCTGCAAATTCCCAAGCTGTTGTATTACCGCCATTCCTAAAGAATAGCTCTCCATAGTCGAATCCAGGTTCATCTAAGAAATTAAGTAGCATATCTTCATGATTACCTTTTAATAATATTACTTGATTTCCATATAATTGTTTAAGCTTCATGACTTCTTGAACTACTTTTAGTGAATCCTTACCTCGGTCAATCATGTCTCCTAGTATTAATAGCTTTTGTGTTTCTCTATCCCAATGCTGAAGTAACTCAACAATATGATCATATTGACCATGAATATCACTTACTACAAACGCTTTAGTTAATTTCAACTAATCACCCTTTTCAACCTTATTTGAATCATAGCTAATATGTAATTTAATCCAATACAGAGCATCTTTTACTTCAATTAAATTGCCTCTTGTCAGTTGTATAAAAAAGTTTAAACTTAAATATCTAATATGTTTCCAATCCTGAATATCAAAATTTAATATTCTTTTAATCATAATAATATTTTCCATCATCAAAGCCTTCATCGTAAGCATCTTTGTGTTCTTTTCCCATCGTTTCCTCATTTAATATTTTCATTAACTCATAGACTTCTTCTTGCGATAGTCCTGCATTTTGATATTCACGATTATATAAAAGCCAACCAAACTTTTCTAATATTTCATAGTCATTTAAAATTTACAATTTATTAGATTATATTCTCATCCTTTAAATACTTTAAGAAGCTATTCAACCCTTTACCTCTAGTTTCAGTTTTTGGATCATACCATTTTTCAGAAGTAGCCCAGAAATTTGCTGTATCTATTTGCAATTGCCCATTCTTCAATTCTCTAAAAATAACCTCTCTTTGTGCTAGTACGTTTTTAGCAAATTCTACTTTTTCCGCGTTTTTTGGATTCATTCTAATTCTCTCCTTTTATAATTTATTTACAATAAAAGCCACGATTTATGTCTATTTCTCTATGAAAAATATAGCTTTTGGCTCTAAATAATGATTTAATTTATATCCAGTCTTCCCACTCTTGGTAATCACAGCAATGGATTTACCATCTGTAAAATGTGTATTATGTATTTCATCCCTAGTTCTACCTAATTCAATTTGTTCATCTAACCACTTTTCAATTTTGTCGCTTAATATCATTTATAGTAAACCTCCTACTATGCTATTTAGCCGCTAATACTTCCTTAACTACAACAGGTAGCTTCTTACCAATTTTACCTTTTACATGCTTTAACAATGTATCTAACTCTTCCTCTATAATGTCATCAAATACTCTCGTTCCTGCATTTTTAAGAATAGTTCCCATATCCGTAACATCATAATCTTGTTCCAAAATACCTTCATCAACTAGCTTATGTAAGATTTTTTCTACTCTTGCTCTTGTAAGATTATTATTAATAAACTCATCAATTAATCCATTTGTTGGTGCTACCCGATGTTTCTTCACTTGTTTAACTTCTGCAAATTCGTCAGATACAATCTTAGTAAATTGCTGCTCACCATGTCGATTTGCTGTAAAATCATAATTCTTAATTACAACACCTTCTCCTACTTTACCTAACTTTGATTTTCCAACAAAAGAAAGTACATGATCAAGTGATTGGAACTCACCTTTGTAGAATACGGGACACAAATTCAGTCCTAATTTTTCTGCTTGTTTTTCTACTAAATCAAACTTGATGTATCTCTCCGTGTCTTCATCGTAAATATCAAATAGGTAAAATTGATTCATATTCTCTCCATAATCTAACTTATGTTTTACAAGCCACTCCCCGAAATAAATCGCTTTTTCAACTAATGAATTTGGATCTAAAGTTTGTGTCCATTGATAAAACCCTCGTAACCCATTATGCTCATCTAATTGATTATTTCTTGAGAAAGCTAAAATCTTTCCATTTTCTACTTTGAAGCTAGCATTAGCACCGTCTAGCTTCTCCATGATTGTAATATGAGCACCAGTTTGAAGAGTTTCGTGAGTTCCACCTTTACCATGTCTGATAATTTTCATGTATTTCTCCATAATAATACCACCTTATTATATAATTTATTTATATTTAAATCTGATAAATTTCAAGTTTCGTATACTAATTTAATCTCTTAGCGTGTAGTTTCCCAATATAATCACAAATTTGAAAAACCTTATCTATCTCAACCTGGTCTTTAGGAAGTTCCATGAATGAAATATCATTTGCAATAACATGAAAACCTTCTTTTCTATATTTGTTCTGAACTAAATCGAAGTAGGAAAGCATATCCTCCCTTTCACCAATCTTCAACAGTACGCTGTCTCGTGAGTCATATACTGCAGCAGGAATGCTAACTTTATTATACTCTCTACTTGATTCATCTCTAATTAGAAACATCTACATTAACCTTTTCAATTTATTTTTATTTGTTGTAGGAAAATTAATTAGCTTTACCATATTTAACGTTGTATCTATACTTCTTAGCATCATTGAAGGCATTCTCATAATTAAATCTAACTATATTATTCCATCTGTATCCACACTTGGCTGCCGATCTATTTAGTTTCTTACCTACTTCGCCGAAAGCTTCGATAGCTGTACTACCTTCTCTTATATGTCTTAATACTGCTTCTGCCAATATGTTGTCTTGTTCACTAGTCCATACTCTTTGCATTATAACTCACCCGTTCCTTTATAATAACTATCATTATATAATTATTATCAATTAGCATTCAATTAATCTGCGCTTGGTAATTAAATACATTCTAATCTAAAATTAGTTTTATTAAGATAATAGGACGTCCTCAGCATCAATCCATAATTCTATACCAGCACCTTTTAATTTAACTCTTAAATCACATCCATATTGGTTAAAGGATTTATCGACTATTTCACCTTCCACTAAACCATACCCTTCTAATTCAAAATAATCTTTTTCAGTATGTTTAAATGTAACTGCCTGACCAATTTCAAAGCAATCATGCAATTTTCTGTGTTTTTCCTTTTGAACTGCTAATATTGTTTCTAATTTTACTGATTCCATACCATTCTCTCCTTTTATAATAAAAATTTACTTTTATAAAACTTATCAATCCCCATATGAATAACTAATTAAATTATCTAATTTTTCTTCTACTATTTTTATCACTGGTAAGCCAATCTCTTGGTTAAATAGAGATAAATCTAACGCACTTGGGAATTCTTCACCACTATTTCTTATTGCTTCAGCTAATGATTCATGTACATGTACTATTCTAAATTTGTTTTCATATATGTAGTGCTCACTAATCGTTTCTAATAGCGCTTGTTTTAATGACATTTGACAACCTCCTTTTAACTTTAAATAAAGATTAGTCCAATCGTTAACTTATATGTATCTATTAATAAACACTCGATGCAAGAACTCTCGGTATTCCGAACTCTCTTGAATCTTCAATAATTTCAATTAATGAAACGTATCTCGGCTCTTTATCATCATTTTGAAAATTCTTATCGGTTAATTCTTCATATGTTACTATCTTATCTAATTCATAATCTTCACGACTACATGGATCGGAATACTTATTTTCAAAGTAATTTCTCGCTTGTTCCTCTGAATAAGCTAAAATATAGTGGATCTCTCCATCCTCAAATTTATAAACATCTAGCTTTATGTTTTCAACCTTCGCTTCTTCTGGTAAATACATGCGCCATTCTCCTTTCCTAATAAAAAGATAATTATATTCCATTTGAATGGGAGGAGTTTAACCCTCCCTTACCGTTGCTTAGTCCTCTAACTCTTCGAGCATTGCTTTAAGTTCATCAACAGATTTATTCTGTAAGCTTTCATCTTGTTTAGTTGATAAGATTTCTAAAATCTTCTGTTTTTGTTCTTTTTGAGCTTTCGCCTTAAGTCTAGTATCTTCTTCTTCCAATTTGACTTTAACTATATATTTTACAATTTCAATTTTTGTTTCTAAGTCTTTGTCTTCTTTTGTCTTTGTATCCAGCAAACTTTCTTCTGTTACCTTTTTCAACTCTGAATTTAATCCTTTGAAAATTAAGTCTAAATCTCTTACTGATAGATCCCATAAATCCTCAAGTGAAATTAACCCTCTGAAAGAAAATCTCATTTTTGTTCTTGTAGCTACCTCAAATATTTTTTCGATTGTCATATAAACCATTCTCCTTATAATGTAATTTATTTTATTAATTATATTTTTACTTTTACGATTCTTTCTGATTGCCCTTTAACTTTTACTAATAATTCATTTCTCTTAGTTGATGAAAAACCTAAGCCTGATAGTTGATCTTCCACTCCTTTTACTGCCATCTTACTACCTAACGCTTCAAACACTCGTTTATGTTTCACTAAATCTTCTTTTAAAAATTCATTGTAAAATCCATTAGGATTCTCTGAATTAATACAATCTTTTAACATGAAGAAATAATGTTTATGTCCAATACATTTTTGCTCATCCCAATAGTTAGGGGAGAACATTACAACTGATACAGGAACAAATTGATTTGTTTTTAAATTCCAAATTTCTTTTGTAGATACATTTGAAGGTAATTTTTCTTTAATGGTGAAATTTTCACCGTCAAAGTATACTTCTGCAACTAAGACATTTTCATTATTTCTTAATTCTTTACTATGTTCAAATGAGTAAATTTGACCTTCAAACTCTATTTCAGCTCTGAACCCACTTCTACCTCCTCTGTGGCTGAAATTATGCACGATGAACTTGTAAGTCCCTATTTGCATTTTATTTTTATCAGCCCAAGTTATATTTTCAACTGCAGGTGTGTTTCTTTGTGGATTAATTATATCAACATCTAGTTGACCAGTAGTATACCTATTCACTTTATTACCATAATAGATTTCATTACCATTGGGCTCGATACAATGTGCATCTAAATCATTTCCATCTTGCTCAACATCATTCCATTGAATCGAGAATCTTAATACTCCTTCTACGTTTCCTCCAGCAGACTTAACTCTCTCCTTCATAGAACTGTCTGTTATATTTCCTGAATATGCCCAACTGAAAGCATTATCCCATTTAAACATAGATTTACTATCTTTGTTTTCAGGAGCTATCAATGAAACCATATTATTTGAATGTCTGTTTTCTAGTAATACTTCAACTTCTTGTGATGTTGGTAGGACATTCTTTACAAAATCATCAATGGAGATTTCTTCTACTCTGGAAAATTTTTTAGGATTAATAGGAATTTGATTCGACATTTCTTCAAAGATATCTAAACCGTTAATTCTTTTAGCAGCATCTTTATTTGAAAACAATATGTTATTAATTGTTATATCATCCAATGTTGCGTATCTTCTGCTTAATGAATCAAGAAAGCCAAGTTCTTCAATTGTCTTTTTAGCATCCTCTAACATTTTCTTAGTGAAAATTGCCTTAGGTCTTTTATAATTAGACGGTGCAACAATAGCTTCATACTTTCTAACCGCAGTATCTAAATCTATTCCCTCGCTAATATTTATAAGTAGAGTACCTATGCTGTGATTTCTGATTCTTCCAATAGATCCGCCAATATTTACTGATTGCTCCCAAGCATAGTTATCTTTTTCTATACTACTTTCTAACTTATCGTAAGCTCTTTTATACTTTTGAAATTCAGTAAGAACACCTTTCCATTCTTCACCTTTGTATAATGAATTTTGAGATATGAGTTCTAAGACTGTAAGTAAGCTTTCCTCTGTAATTTCTTCTAGTGATCTTTTAAATACGTTTCTAGTATCTCTTAAACTTCCTTTTACTTCTGCTTCTGAGCTTGAACTTCTGTTTATAAATTTGTTTGGTAATTCTAAATAAAAGTGATCCCATTCTACTACATTTCCATTTTCCGATTGTTCATAATTTTTATTAGTTCCTATTTTTTTAAGTTTACTAATCCAGATATCAGATACCGCTTTAGATTTTACAAAGTTGGATAAGGCTTCTACCACGGGTTGAAATGTTGTATCTCCAGTTTCAAAATCCCAGATTGTTTTAATTTCATTATTTTTAATGACAACTGCGTTACCAATATTTTTAATAAACTGTCTACAGCAACTACAATCGAATTCTCTACTTTCTCTGTATACTTCATTTGTACCTGGTGGGAAACTATCTAAGTATGTACTCCATAATTCATCTTTATCTAAATTCACTTCAAATAAATGAGTACTTTCTTTTGTAAGTAAAGTGAAATTATCTTGTAACTGTTCTTTAAAGTGTTTAAATGCCATATGGTGTTACCTCTCCCTTTTTTATATAATTTATTTTTATAAATGTACTATTGATCTTATGTATTATATTTCTTGATGCTAAGTCCTAATGTTCACCTCCGATTATCACTTTGTGATATTATTGCTGTCTCTTATACACATCTCCGAGCC